AAAATCTCCAAGTTGAGAAGTCATTTGACTTGGAGCTGTTAAAGCTGCGATTGAAAGTTGAGTAGTTGTTATAGATCCTAATGCAGTCGCACCTTGATTAGATGGTGCAGTTAATGGAACATCTTTTAATTCTCTTGCGAGTATACTACCGACACTTGAAGTTAAACCAGATGGTTGTGTTAATGTAAGATCAACAGCATATTCTGCTCCCCAAGCAGAGTTGCCCCATGTTTGTCTTCCCCAACCTTCAAAGTTAGCTGCTTTAATAGACCCAACACTTGTTGTTGCTGAACTAGGTGCAGTTAAAGCTACTTCTTTTAATGTGGTAACAGTTAAAGAACCTACTGAAGTCGAACCTTGATTAGATGGTGCAGTTAATGAAGCGGTTATTATTTGAGAAGCTAATACACTACCTACACTTGAAGTTGCAACAGGAGGTACCGGTATTGGAAATACAATAGGACCTTGGTCGCCCCATTCGTTTTGTCCCCAGACGCCTGTGCTCCAAGTTGTAGCCATAAGGAGTTACTCCTTATGCTATTCTAACTATAGCTGTTGTCGCTGCTTTAGCTGGGAACTGAATTGTAAAAGTTCCGCTTGAAACTGTTTTGTCTCCACCAAAAGCTACTGCACAAACTGCAGGATCACCTGTTGCAGTATCATTGTAGATCAAACATCCGTTAGCTGTAAATGAAGCTGACGTAAAACTAACGTCATCAAAATCAACACACGCTGTTGATCCGTCTAACGATGGAGTAATATTTGTTAATGCTTTTCCACCTGCTGTGTACGCAGATCCAGAAGCATTAGTAATTTCATTTGTTGCACTGTAAGCTGTAGTCGATGCACTTAAAGTCGCTGAACTTGTGTAAAGTGCAATTTTAAAACTGTTTCCAGTTGATGCCGTAAAGTTATGTGTTGCAGTTAAAACTTCGTTTTTAAAACTGTTACATATTGCCGATGTTATTGCCATAATTTTTTCTCCTCAATTTAGGGAGACGGGGACTTGACTTGTATTCTGACAGTTCCGTCAGTGTAATCATCTCGTCTTCGTCTTCCAAGCTGCATTCCTGCAAACTGTTGTACTGCATTTTTATATCTATTTTCATAATATGTCAACATATCTGTTGGACCTTTTAAATATCCAAACGCTTCTACTAAACAAGCATATAAAAGACCTTGTGGAAAATAAGTGCTTAAATAAGTCTCTGCCGACCCGTCTGCTCCTGAACCCAGCCCTGTAGGATATTTATTATAATATACTCTAAACATGTAATTTGCATCTGGAGTAGGCGCTAAATACATACCTCCAGAAGTAGTTGTAGTATTGCTTGTTGCTCCACCAAACATGGCATAGTACTTAGGGAGTCCTGTAACATCTTGTGCTGTTCGATCTCCTTCTGTGCCTGTTAATCTGTCTGTGTATTCTGATAAATACGTTTGATCTTTTTTTTCTAACCAAGTTCCTTTTCCTGTAGTAACTGAAGTTGAATCAAAAACTTCGATACCTCTTATAAACAAAGTTCCTGCAGGTGCATTGATAGTGTTGTCATCTGCAACTAAAGTACCTTCTTGAACAAATCTGTCTGCGTCTGTTGGAAGTTCTTGATTAATTCTCATTTCTGCAGACATAATAAAACCATCTAAAACAGTTGTTGTAAAAACAGTATCGTCTACTTCAGTGTAGTCTAAGATTGCTTGTTTTAATGTTGTGTATGTATATTTTGAAATTCCTGACATAACTAACCTCTATCATTTATGGGTCCAATTGTACACTGGAAACCACCTCCTGTTTCTGTACCCGATGCAGTGTTAGTTAACGTAACATTTATACCATCAAATCGTGTGGTTGTAGCTGGTTGACCTGTGCTTGGAACAGATGTTTCATTTAAAGAAACAACTTTATAACAACCAAAAACTTTTGCTCCACTAGAATGAGAACTGGCTGTTGTATTAACAGGACTAACTCCTCTGTAAGGAGCACTTGTACCCCGAGTACATCCTGTTAATTGATGTGTTGATCGTCCTGTGTATTCTATTACTTCGTTTTCAAACAAACCTGAAACTGCATTTACTTTTTCTATTACAATAAAACCTGAAGTAGGAAACTGTGATCCATCAGTTAAATCAATTGTAGTAGCAGTATCTGTTATTGTTCCATTTAATGTTGTAGACATTTGTAGTGTTGATATTGCAACACCACCCACTGGAGATTTAACATTTCTAAATCTTGCAAAATCATTTACTTGTAAATCACCATTTGGAAAATTAATTTTTAATGTAGTATTAGATGCAGTTACAAAAGGATTCTCTGGTAAAAAATCTTCTGTTGGAAATTCTGTTCTAGCAGTTCTTGCTCTTTGTAAAGCTTGTGGATCTGCACTTGTAGGTTTAGGATCTAATTGTGGTTGTTTAGGTTCGTACTCTGAAACATGGACCAGGGCACCAGTCCATTCTCTAACCATTTCATTATATGGAAAAGCCATACCTGATCTATCTGAGATAGCTAAAGCAAATTTACCTGATGCAAAAGTAGTCATTAGACTCCTGGGTAATAAATTTTAGGTGATATGTAAGTAGAATTAGAAGAACCGTCTTCAGACTCTGCTCTTTTTAATTCATCTTCATATAATAATTTTAATTCTTGAACTCTTTGTGGCGCATATTTTATAGCTAAGTAATAAGCTAGACCCATTATCATACAAGGTACAAATCTATAAGGCACATCGGTTGCATTTGTATATGCTCCTACATCATCAATTCTTTTTGTGTAATAAAAATTAATATAGTTACCGTCTTGAGTTGAACCAGGAGTTAAATATAAAGTCATTGTAACTTTATCTATAAATCTTTGAACCCAATATTGAGTAGGTAAACCTTTATCAGTTTTATTTGAAAATCCTTGATACTGTGATCTGCTAATTCTTGTCATAGGTGTATCAACAGAAGTTGATTTGACTCTGTGATTAGCTTCTTGAATATCTGTCATTCCAATTGGAAATTGTAAAACTGCATCACTTGTACTATGAGTAGCAGCAGTGCTGCCATTAACACCTCTAACACATCCAGTTAAATTTAATGAAGAAATTCCAGAATAAGTAATTTGTTCTGTTCCAATAATAATTATACCACCTGCTGTAGGAAGTCCTGTAACAGAAGCAACACCAATAGTGGTAACTGCTGCATTTATTCCTGCAGATAAAGTTGTACTAACACCGCTTGACGTACCATCAGCCGGGGATCTAAAAAAAGTATATACTGCTTGTCCATCAACTAATGTAACATTTTGATTTTTTACTTCCCAAAATTGTAAACCTCTATTTCCCCATTCAGAAAATAAAATATTTAAAGATCTTTTCGCAGTTTTTAATTGATAGCCAGAAACACCTTGCATACCAATACGTTCATATGCATCTTCAATAATTTCATCAATGCCTAGGTTCTTATCAAAAGAATAAGAGCCTGAAGTAGTGTTGGCCATCTAAGCTCCTTACCCGTCGTAGAATACTGTTAAACCTGTAATGTCGCCTTGGTCAGCAGTTAAAAACGCTC